GAAACTACGTTTTAGTGCGAGTTCCTTAATCAAACTACGAAAGTGTCCAACGTGTGCTGATGCAGTTGGATACTCTTTAATAATAAACTTTCCGTTTGTCTTTTTCTGTATTTTGGATAACTGTGTTTCAAACATCTTCTTTGGAAGTGTGTGCAAGTCATCCATAGTTATATTCATTAGGTTCGCATCAATACGTTCTGCAATACGTTCTTCTGCCATCTCCATTGTGATGTACAGAACATTTTTACCTTGCATAAGTGTTGACGCAGCAACGTGACACATGAACAACGACTTACCAACACCAGTTCCAGCAAGTGCGATATTCAATGTCTTTTGTGGTAATCCACCTTTAGTAATCTTGTTGAAATAATCTAGGTCAAACGCAATCTTCTCTTCTTTCTTGTGATAGAAGTCAAATCGGTCTGAACCGTCTTCAACATAGTCGTGACCAATATTAGTATCAAATGATACTGCAAGTGCCTCAGATAGAATGGATGGGATTGCTTCTGGTGTTCTTTCCTTATCCTTTCCATCAATAATTCCTATTCCTTCAACAACCGCATTGTAGATTGCTTTGTCCTTGCAGAACTTTTCTGTGGTGTCGAGTAACCATTGCGTGTCAACATCCGTCTTTTGAAGTGAACCAATAATGTCCACAATCTTTTTATACTCATCATCGTTGACATCCTTTCGATTGTCGAGTTCGATAGTAAGAGCTTCCTGTGTCGGAATTGCATTATACTTTTCAGTGAACCTTGTAATCTCCTCAAAGATTACACGTTCATTTTTGTCTGAATAATATTCTGGTTTGATAAATGGAATTACCTTTCGTGCGTAATCCTCATCCCAAATCAGATTAGTTAATGTTGTTCTCTCTATTGTCTGTATCGACATATTGTAATTTGTCCTCGTTTAATTGTTCATTTATAATGTAGTGCAGTATGTCACCAGCAAGTTCAAAAAAGTCATCACCAAAAAAGTCTTTTGGTAAGTCATTAGAATCTAACATATCCCATTCAAAATGTAAAGTAGCTTTTTCAGATTCTTTATCTTCTGAAACACTGACTTTACCATAGCGATATACTACTCCTTGATACTTGCCTGCCTTTTCAGTCAGTCCAATACCTGTCCATTTCTGGTCTTTGTTTTCTACATATTTGAAGTAATCGCCCATGTCCTTCATTAGATAATGACCTTACCTTGTGCTGGAACTGCAAGACCTGTTACCGCCTCTGTGTATGCAGCACTAAACTCTGGATTGGTTTCTGTTACGAGAACAACTCCACCAGCATAGAACATTGCTTCTTTTGTGTTTTCCGTACCTGTCATACAGACACCCCTTGCGAAACCTACTTTACCATCTGGGGTATTTACCAACATACGAGGATTGTTGAGTGTGATGTTTCCGTTTTCTTCTTTAACCCACTTACCAAGAAACTCGCCTGACAGTGTTACTAATGATACGATTGTACCGTCTTTCATAATTTACTCCTAAACATAATGAAGGTAACTGCCAATTATATATTTGGATTCGTCACCTGTTACTTTTCTTCCAGCATGAAGATGTGTCCACATTGGTGGAAACATTAACATCCGTCCTGCTTTTGGTGTTACAGAAATATCCCTCTGGGGAAAGTCTGTTTCACCACCTTCTGGTTCGTTAAGGTATAGAAAAAATACCAAGAACCGTTTTGCAGATGCATAGTTTCCTACGTCTACATGGTCATGAAATTCATCAACACCATTTGGTTCGTATCTTTTCAAGCGATACATCTCATATGCATATTGTTCTGGAAACATCTTATCAGTAACATCACAGTCTTCCATATACCTGTTAATACAAGTATTGAAAGCGTACTGCAAGTTATCTTGATATGGTTTCCAATTCGCATATTGTTGTAATGTGATTTGAGTAAAAGAACGATGACCTTTTAGTGTTTGTTTATCAAACTGGTCTTCGTTCTTTTCAAACTCCTCAATCATGTGTTCACACATGAGTTTTGGAATCACATCATCATAGACACGAATGTAGTTTTCATTCAGATTCTTGAACTGCATCTTCTTCTACTTCCACTGGTTTCTGACCATACTTAAACTCTGATTGAGCGAATTCGTCAAGTTGACGCATCACATCCTCAGTGTAAAACTTTTCTGGTTGATTGTTGATTGTCTTACCGAATGTCTTTGTACCATCTGGTAATTCAATGCGAGTGGAAATTGATTTGAATACTCCTGCCTTAATGGCAAGTTCAAGTAGACCGTAGTACCTGTCTAATCCACGTTCATACATCAGACGCACATCGACCATCTTGTTTTCGATTGTCAAACGTGACTTCTGATTTTTACAGTGAATGATATTACCAACAACCTCTGTACCGTCTTTCTCTTTCTTCTTTGAAAGATACACGATAGAAGATGCGGCATACTTCAGACCAGAACCACCACCCATTTCTTTTGTTGGGAACATAGAACCCACAACGTCATATGTGTGATTGGTTACAATCATTGGTACTTTCGCTTTACCAAGTTTCAAAGTCAACACCCTAAATGCAGCCTTGAGAACTTGTGCCCGTGTCATATCTCTAGTTTCCTTACCACCAGCAGTATCCTCTACTTCTTTAGTAGTTGATAACATACCAAGTGAATCAAGACATAACATAATTGGTTGTTTGTCTGCCTCATTCTGTTGTAAGTAATCATCTAGTACACGAATTGCCTGTGTTCTAAACTCTTGTACAGTTGTTACAGGAAGAATGACCATTCGTTCTGGGTCAATACCTCTATCAATAACCATCTGTTTGGTGATTGCACTTTCTGATTCAAAGTACAGGACACCAGCGTTTGGATTTGCATCCAAGAACGACTTCACCATTCCCATTACAAAAAATGTTTTACCAGTTGCTGATTCACCAGCAACCGCAGTAATTTTATTTGCTGGTAGTCCACCATAAATCGAACCACTCAACAACGCATTGAAGATATAAGAACCAGTGTCAATAAAGTTATCAACATCTCCTGCTTCTACACCATCAGATACGAGTGCGGCATATTCATTGCCTGCCGTCTTTGCAATATTCTTCAAAAAGTCCATAGTTATATATCACCATCCTTTCGATTTTCGGAGAGATACGCATCAAAACCGCCTGGGTATCTTGACTCCAACTTTTCGATATTTGTTTCAATCACATCATCCATAGTAATATCTAGTGCGATACACGCTTGTGCTATGTACCACATAATATCACCCAACTCACGTTTTGCATGATATTGGGCATCTTCATCAAAGGGTTTACCTTGAAAAAAACACTTCTTTACAATCTCTGCAAACTCACCACCCTCAGCAGTAATACCAATTGCGGCAGTAAGAATGCGTTCTGGTTGCACACCTTGTTCTTCAATAATCTCGCACGATTCAGTAAAGTAGTCAGCATCCTTAGATGCATCACTTGTTACCTCATCTACGAATTCAGTATACTTTCTAAAATCGACAGTCATAATTTATCCTTTATTAGTTTCCAATATCATACCAAATAAGTTACTGTTTGTCAAGTCACTTTTGATTCTTTTATTACACAATTTGTAGTACTCTTCATTTATCTCACTTCCAAGATAATTCCTATCAATTTCTAGGGCTGCAATCGCAGTAGTACCACTTCCCATAAATGGGTCATATACTATATCATTTTTATTTGTATGATTCTCTATCATCATACGACAAACTAATGGGCTCATACCATACTTAAACCCATCTACTACAGTTGACTTTTCATCTAATATTACATCTACCATGTGTGGATTTTTTAATTTAAATGGTTTCTTTGCAAAGGTGAGTATATGCATATAATTCATACGAAACATATTTACTTTATATGACTTAACCCATATATTTGTCTTTCTTAAAAACCAACCGTTCTTTTCAAACACATTAATTACTTTTATATGTTTTGGATATATTCTACCGTCACCCTTTCTATCAGTAGTGCAAATAGTTACTAGGTTATTTGTAGGTTTTAATAGTGATACCCAACTGTCTAAAAATTCTTCCCATTCATTTGTGTGTGCTGGTATGTCCAACTCTGCATAATCTGGTGGGGATGTAAGTACATAGTCATACTTGATGTCTCTTTTTAAAGTATCAATACAACTTTCTAAATGTATCATGAAAAAAAACTTTCCAGAGTATTTCTTCTTTTGTGTCTAAAGAGGTCTTTGTTAGAGTTTTTAGAGAAGCACCAGACGTTTTCAATATATATCTTGTTCATATATTCATCCATTGCATCCTTGTCAAAGTTTCCATTTTCATCAGAGAAAACACTTTTCCCTTGTGGACGTTGCATGATTCTCATACCAACTTGACCAATAAAGTTTGGACGCAACATATCCACCAGTTCATCACCAGAACGATATCTCTTACCTTTGATTTTTGGGTCAAGAATATTTACCATCATTACACCACCTTCACGCAGTGAGTTGAAACTATTTTGTGCAACTGGAAGATAAAACTCATCTCTCCATGCTTCATATTCATTGAACTTTGCCCATGATTGGTCTTCTTCATGTTCACCACCTTCATTGTATCTTTCTGTTGAAAAATATGGTGGTGAAGTAAATGCACAGTCAACATCTTTAATTTCATCCCAAGGAAGATTTTCTGCACCACAACGATAAATCTGTACAGTCTTTTTGTTACCTGTCAATGATTGATAAAATTCAATCATCTTGTGGTATCTCTTAAACGTATTTGGATTTGGGTCACAACCAATATAGTGTGTTGCATTAGAGGCAAAGAATGCAGTTAGTCTATCCCCCCAACCCATAGATGTGTCCAGTACAGTTTTCGCATCAGTCATTTCGTAAACTGTTTTCGCAACAATAGGTTTGAACTGCGTTGCAATGTAAGTACCAAGACGAAACGCCATAATGTATGTACGACCTGTCAATTCTTGATTATCATTTACACCACGAAAGATAGGCCCGAATGCACCCCAAAGGTTATCACCATCATTCCATCTTTCTACAGGCGCTTTGTAACCATAAGACCCACACGCCATTCTAAGGTCATTCATAAATGAATCTGCACAGTAATTAAACTTGGGTGGTGCGTCAATTAAACCAAGTCCATATTCACTATATGGATATTTGTAATCATCATACTTTTCAATAACTCTATCGTTTTCCGTTACTGAAAGGTAATCAGTAAAATCTGCCTTCTCTAGTTTACGAAAGTTGGTAACCACCTTCTCTTTATTAAATTCTGCAAGAGGAAATGGTGGTTTTTCATTTGTAATATATTCGGCAAGAACCTTACGAAACTCTTCTTTTCCAAACTTTTCAATTGTGTTTAGAAACTGACTTGTTCTCATAACAGGTAGACCTGTATGGTCAGTACTATTTCTTAATATTTCGTATAGTTCGCTCATGTAAAAAAGTCCTCAAGTGTAGTTTGTGTTCCATATGAACGGTCAATATGAATACCAATCTTATCGGTAATAAAAATCAACGGTTCAATAAAACTTTTTTCATACTGTATATCATAGTCGATATACTTGAGAA